CCCGATTTATTCTCACCTCGGATCACGCCGGGTCTCGAGCGGCCCTGTGTTGGCGTGTGCTGCGAATCGACGAGGCCGGCCGACCTGGGCACCGGCGAGAAACGGAATCGCGCGGCTGCATGGTCATACACGCAGGCCCGGAGCGGATAGCCGTTACACGCGGTCGGGCTCGGGCGGCTAGTGTCCAGCCCATGAGGTCATGCAGCCACTGCTCCACGCGTCTCTCTCCCCTCGCGCGCATCGACGCGCGCTACTGCTCGACCAGGTGCCGAGTCGCAGCGCATCGTGCGAAGCCGGCCCCGACGTTCCCGGTCGAACTCGAGGATGCGGATCGTTGGATCCGGTACTCGGCGACGAAGGTTCCGTTGACTGTCGATGGTCGTGCGGCCTCGAGCACTGACCCTTCGACCTGGTCGACGTTCGATGCGGCGTCGGGCTCGAGCGCCGGCGTCGGTCCGGGGTTCGTTCTCAATGGCGATGGGATCGTCTGTATCGATCTTGATCACTGTCTGGTCGATGGTGTTCTCGAGCCGTGGGCGGAGGCGATCGTGGACATGGTGCCGAGGACGTACATGGAGGTGAGTCCGTCTGGTGACGGGCTGCACGTTTGGGGTCGTGGGTCGTTGGAGCGTGGCCGGCGCATTCGGGTCGATGGTGGGTTTGTCGAGGCGTATGCGACGGGCAGGTATCTGACGGTGACGGGTGCGGCTTGGGGTCGGTCGGTCGGTACTCTTGCGAGTCTGGATCGTGTGTTCCGAGCATTGGGGATCTGATGGCGACACCGGCGAAGCGTGTGAGGAAGCCGGCGCATGGCCGTAATCGGCAGGCCGTGGAGGACATGGTCGTAGCGTTGCGGGCGAAGGGCCAGATGGAGGCGATCGATTCGGCGAGGCTGGTTGCAGCCCAGGCACTCGCCGATGCGGTCGATAGTGAGCCGACGAATGCGTCGTTGTGGCGCGAGTATCGGGCTGCTTTGGAAACCCTTCGACAGGCTGGTGACAATGGCACGGACGAGTTCGCGGCACTCATGGCAGGACTGTCTGCCGAGGTGGGCGACGCCTCGCGATCTCGAGCGGCCAAGCCTCGGGCCTGAGGTCGCTGCGATTGCCAGACAACTTGGGCACGAGTTGATGCCTTGGCAGCGGCTGGTCGCTGATGTCGGTTTGGAGTTGGATCCGGCCACGGGTCTCCCGGCTTATCGGGAGGTAGTGGTGACAGTGCCGCGCCAGTCGGGCAAGACGACATTGGTGTTGGCTTGGGAGTTGCAGCGTGCATTGCGGTGGGCTCAGTCGCAGCGGTGCGCCTACACGGCACAGACCGGGTGGGATGCCCGCCGGAAACTGATTGACGACCAGGCCCCGATGTTGATGTCGAGTCCGATCCGGGTCGCTGTGGATCGCGTGTTCCGGGGTGCTGCGAATGAGGCGATCGTCTTCAAGAACGGGTCTCGGATCGATGTGCTGGCGACTTCGGAGTCGGCCGGCCACGGACGCACCATTGACCTGGGTGTGATCGATGAGGCATTCGCTGATCAGGATGATCGGCGGGAGCAGGCCCTGTTGCCGGCAATGGCGACGAGGGCAGCCGCTCAGATCCTTGTGGTGTCGACGGCGGGGACGGAGGCGTCGATCTATCTGAATCGGAAGGTGCAGGCCGGGCGGGCGGCGAGTGCTGCGGGAGAGCGGACCGGCATCGCTTATTTTGAATGGTCGGCGGATGAGGGCCAGGACATCGATGATCCTTCGACCTGGTGGTCGTGTATGCCGGCGCTCGGGCACACGATCACGGAGGAGGTCGTGCGGCACGCTCGAGCGACGATGTCCGAGGGCGACTTCCGGCGGTCCTGGTTGAATCAGCAGACGACCTCGGATGAGCGGGTTATTCCGGCATCGGTGTGGGATCAGGTGTGTGATCCGTTGGTGAAACCGGAGGGACGGTTCGTGTTCGCTGTGGATGTGAACCCGGAACGGTCGGCAGCAGCGATTGCGGTTTCGGATGCTGAGGGCCGGACCGAGTTGGTTGAGCATCGACCGGGCGTCTCGTGGACGGTGGATCGTTTGCGCAAGTTGGCGTTGAAGTGGGATGCACCGATCGTGTTGGATGGGTATGGGCCGGCCGGTTCGCTGATGGATGCGCTCGATGGTGGTGGCGTCCGGGTCGAGCGTTTGTTGACGAGACAGGTCGCGAATGCGTGCGGCGTGTTCTACGATGCAGTCTCGGATCGCAAGATCCAGATCCGACGTTCCGAACTGCTTGACGCGGCGATTGCCGCGGCCAGGCGTCGCACGACTGGTGACGCATGGGCATGGGCCAGATCGGATACATCGGTTGACATCAGTCCGCTGATGGCGGTCACGCTCGCATACGATCGTGCAACATCGGCAGCCAATGCTCGCTCGAATGAAGTGTGGGTCGCGTGGGATTGAGGAAGATGACGTTGGCGACGATCCTCGAGATCATCGGCGGGTTCGCTGTCGCATTCGGTGTTGGGATGTTGGCCCTATGGGCCGGGATCGTTGTCGCCGGGATTCTGTTGGTGCTGTTCGGTCTGGCACTCGAAAGGTTCGACGCGTGATGGACGGTGAGGGCTAATGCTCGGACGATTGATCTCGCGTGGATCTGAAGAGCGTGGTCTCTCGATGACCGAGTATCAGTATCTCTTCACTCGCTTCGGTTTCAACGGGATCCAATACGTTGCGCCATCCGGGTCAATGCCGGAACTGAACGCGCTTGAGGGTGCCCGGAATCCGATCGTGGCAGCGTGCATTCACGCGCGCATGATGGTCTTCTCGGAGGCTCGGTTCACGTTCCAGCGGTATTCGGCCAGCCGGCCCGGCGAGATGTTCGGTACTCCCGACCTCGGGATCCTCGAGCGACCCTGGGCATCGGCCACGACCGGTGACCTCCTCGCCCGGATGGAAGCCGATGCCAGCCTCTTCGGGAACTCGTATTGGATCCGAGCGAACAACGAACTGATCCGACTCGACCCGGCGAAGATCATCATCGTCACCGGCGATGTCGAAGATCGACTGACAACCAACAGTGTCGGGAAGCGGCTCGTCGGCTACAGCCTCGTCGATGACCACAACGAAGAGGTCGCATTCTTCGAGCCGTCGCAGATCGCCCACTACAAGCCTCTCGCCTCGCCATTGAATCCTTACCGTGGCGAGGCATGGTTGTCGGCCGTGATCCAGGACGTGCAGGTCGACGGCCAGTTGACGGACTACAAGTCCGCATTCATGTCGAATGCGGCGACTCCGAACATGGTCGTCTCGTTCGATCCTTCCATCAGCCGTGAGGCATTCGACAAGTTCCGAGAGTCGATGGAAGCCCGACACCGTGGGGTCGGTAACGCGTACAAGACCCTCTACCTCGGAGGCGGCGCGGACGCGAAGATCGTCGGCTCCAACTTCGAGCAGATCGCGATGAAGGCCGTGCAGGGTGCTGGCGAAACTCGCATCGCCGCGGCCGCTGGCGTGCCGGCCTCGATCGTCGGCATCAGCGAAGGACTCGCCGGTTCGGCGCTGAACGCAGGCAACTACACCGCAACCCGACGGCGATTCGCCGACGGCACGCTGCGTCCTCTCTGGCGGTCTGCGTGTGGCGCATTGCAGAACCTCGTTCCCCCGCCCGATGGTGGAGCCCGCCTCTGGTACGACGATCGAGATGTCTCGTTCCTTCAGGAAGATGTGAAGGACACTGCGGACATCCAGTCTCGCAACGCACTGACGATCGAATCTCTGATCCGTGGCGGGTTCGTCCCGGATTCGGCAGTGCGCGCCGTCACCACGGGCGACTTCACTGTTCTCCAGCACACGGGTCTTTACTCGGTGCAGTTGCAGCCGCCGGCCCCGGATCAGGTCGTCGTCTCGGACACTGCGGTCTAATGCCCTGGCACATCGCCGACGATCAGCCCGACTGTGACGGGTATGCGGTCGTGAAGGATGACACTGTCGAAACTGTGCCGGGTGGTTGCCATGCGACCCTTGCCGAAGCCGAAGATCATCTCACTGCGCTGAACATCGCAGAAGCCGGCACCCGGGCCGTGAATCTTGACGTGCCGCAATACATTCGGGATGCTGCTGCACGCGGCCTCGAGTTGCGTGCCGAAGGGTACGGCGGAGACGGGCTCGTCGATCGGACGATCCGAGAAGCCCGACTCATGGCCGATGGTCAGATCAGCGAGGACAAAGTGATCCGGGCGAATGCCTGGGGTGCGCGTCACGCAGTGGACCTCGAGGCCGATCAGAACACTGACCCTGATGCTGACGGATGGCCGGGGAACGGTGCAGTCGCGCACTATCTTTGGGGGATCGATCCGACCGATCCCGAACCGGCTCGCAACTGGTTCGAGTCGAAGAGTGCCGCTATCGCGGCCGATACTGAGGGCGAACGAATGGACGACCTGGACACCATCACCGAGATCGATACCGAGACGTTCCCGACGTTGACGCGCGAGAACCTGTCGCGCACCGTCGAGTTCCGGGCCGCTCCGTCCGAGGACGGTCTCACCCTCACCGGGTATGCGGCGGTCTTCAACGAGTGGACCGAGATCGATTCGTGGGAGGGCACGTTCCGGGAGCGGATCGCGCCGGGTGCATTCAAGCGGACCCTCGGACAGCGGATGCCGGTCCTCCAGTTCGACCACGGCTCGCACCCCCTGATCGGCAGCATCCCCCTCGGCCGGATCACCAGCATCGTCGAGGACGAGCGTGGCCTCAAGGTCAAGGCCCGACTCTCCGACAACTGGCTCGTCGAGCCCGTCCGAGACGCGATCCGAGACGGTGCCATCAACGGCATGAGCTTCCGATTCTCCGTGCCGGCCAACGGCGACAAGGTCGTCCGAGGTCAGGACGGAATGCTCGAGCGCACCATCAACGAGATCGCCCTCTACGAGGTCGGTCCCGTCGTCTTCCCGGCCTATGAGGCCACCAGCGTCGGTGTACGCTCCCGACAGGCGCTCGACGCGCTCCAAGACCCCGAGGTCCGAAGCGAACTCGCCCGGATCCTCGCAACAGGCACCGACGTCAAGTCGCTCGCCACCAG